GAAAGTCCAAGCTAGTGATGCAAATGAACTGCATGTAGTAGCTTCTATATTAGAAATAGAACCAAGAGAGGTAACGACGTAATGCAAACAATAAAGCCGGAAAAGATAATAACAACCATATCTAACCTAAAAACAGGTGAAGTATATAAAACAGAGGACGAATGGAGGGCAAAAGGCGTGTCAGAAGCAGAGATTAGACGAGATGTAAAAGTAATCATGCCTTCGCTTGATTTGTTCCCTAAAACAAAGTAGTGTGGAAAAATGGCAATAACTAGATCACAAATAGCAAGACAGCTACTAGCAGAAGGTGGAGTATCATTAGATGATGCCAAAGCAATGGCACCAGAAGGTGAGTTTCTTGCATACATAAATCCAAAAGAAGCACAGATGTTAAAAGATGCTGGAGGCTCTGGTATTATGACACCTATGGGTATTCCAAGTTTTGTTGACTTTGGATCAGGCAAAGGATCTGTTGCTGAAAGTTTAAGTGAAGCAGCTTTTGGACCAAGCGGACCATCTGTCGGAGGCGGAGGCGGAAATGGAGATGGCGGCGGAAATTTTTCTACTATAACTAGAGGGCCAAAAGGACCTCCACAACCAGGTGATGGAGGATCTGGACAATACATTACAAAAAATCCATACGGTAGACGAATAAGCGATCTTGAACGAAGAACAATTGCAGGTGTAACAGGAATGTTTAACCCAGCCATAGGATACACTGTAAATCAACAATTAAAAGAAGAACAACAAAAACAAAAAGATTTATTGAACGCTATTCAAGGTGGTCAACAATATTTTGGTCCACTACCATCAAGTTTAACAACATCGTACAAACAAACAACGGGCATGGATACTGGACCAAAAGGGCCTTCAGGTGGAGACGGTGGAGATAGTCCGCCTATTATTCCAAAAATACCGCGAGTTGCGCAACTGCCCACGGACATCGAAACACCAGCGAGTGATTCAGAAAAACAATTTGATGTAAGATTCTTTTTAGATCCAAGATTTGAAGCAAAAGATGGTGGTGAAGTTTCTGTGGATGAGGCAGAGAAGATGGCACCTCCAGGTGAATCATTAGCATACATTAATGACGATGAAGCAGCATTATTAAAAGCACTAGGTGGTGCAGGTGAAGCTGTTAATCAAACAGGTATACCGTCTTACTTTATTAAAAAAGTTTTTAAGAAAGCTAAAAAAGCAGTTAAGAAAATTGTAAAAAGTGACTTAGGTAAAGCTGCATTAGCAGGAGCTGCTTTGTACTATGGTGGCGGCGGTAATTTATTTGGCTTACAAAGAGCTGGTATGTCTGGCTTTAAATTTGCTAACTTACCAGGGGCTGGATTTTTTGCTAAACGAACAGGACCGACTTCGTTGTTTCGATCAGCACAAGAGGTAGGACTTGGGGGAAGTAGATTTTCAAAATTACTAGGAGGAGCAAAAGATTTTTTAGGAAGTAATCTAGGAGCAACATTAGGCATAGGCGCAGCGTCCGTAGCTGGTGGCTTATTGACTCCAAAACAAGAAGAAGAAACAGACAGCCTTGCAAGTAGAATATCAAAAGAAACAGGCTTACCTATTGCAGAGATTAGAAAAAGAGTTCAAGAGGCTACAGCAAAAGGTCAAGACGCCTTAGATGAATTAAAAGGAGAGTTTCCATTTTTAGCGAGAGCTGAAACGGCTCTAGTAAAAGATGGTGGTAGAATCAACAAAGCAGAAGGTGGTATCATGGATTTAGGCGGCATGGAAATGGACCTTAGAGGTGGTGGATTTGTGCCTTTAGGGGCTAAAGAAAAGGCAGACGACGTACCGGCTAGATTATCAAAAAATGAGTTCGTATTCACGGCTGACGCAGTAAGAGCAGCAGGTGGAGGAAGTGTTGATAAGGGAGCAGATCTAATGTATAAAACAATGAAACAACTAGAGGATAGGGTAGCATAATGGCTGTACAAGAATCACGAGTACTACCACCAAAATTTATAGAAGATCTTGCAAAAGATTATGGCACGCAGTTAACAGCGTTAACTTCGCAAGCTATCGATACGTCTAAATTTGCACCTACGGTTGCAGCGCAAGATCCTTTACAACAACAAGCAGCTACATTAGCAGCTTCAGGCATTGGCTCATTTCAACCTTTTGTAACTGCAGCTCAAACACAAGCAGCAGATGCAGCAACTCAATTAGGAACAGCGGCTACAGGTATTGCAGGAGCAGAATCTTTATTAGGAACAGGTGCTGGCACAGGAGCAGGTTCTATATCTTCATACATGTCTCCATATCAAACACAGGTTATTGATGCTACATTAGCAGAGTTTGATAGAAACAGAGCTATACAAGAACAAGCGATTAGAGATCAACAAGCGCAACTAGGTGCTCTTGGTGCAGGTAGAGCAGGAGTTCAACTTGCAGAGTTTGGTACAGGTCAAGCTAGAGAAAGAGCATTATTACAAGCAGGATTATTACAACAAGGTTTTGG